CACCGTGAGCGCGGGTTTGTACTCCTCGATCGCGTCGATGACGCGCCCGACAGTGACCATAGTGTCCTCGCCCCGGTAGCGCTTGATTGCCACAATGTCGCGCCCCTGCCTTACGACGATGACGGTGCTGTCGGCGCCGGATCGGGCGGGGTCTACCCCAACGACTCGCGGAGCCGTCTCATCCTTGTAGCGGGCGCGCGCCACAGCCTCGTCCACAATTCGCGGAGCAATGAACTGGTCGTCGCCGTCTGAAGGGAACTCTCCGTAGACCTCGACTTTAGCCTGGCTGCTGTCGGCGCCATACTCGGCGATGATCTGCTCGTAGACCGCTTTGTCGGTGTCTTCAACTTGACGCGCGTCGATGCTTTGCGTTTGCCAGAATTCCCTTTTTGCGTTGAAACACTCATAAAAATACCCCTCGTTGCGTCGCGGGTTACTGAAGGAGAGCCAGAAGCGATTGGGCGTGTTCTCCGTAAAAAACCCCGACGTTACCGCCCAGATGGGGTCCGGTATGCCCGACGCCTCATCGAAGATGACCATCACACCGTCGAAGTTGTGGACACCGGCGTACGCGTCGGGGTTCTCCTCGCTCCAGAGCCGCCCCTCGACCGACCAGTACCGCGTGCCTTTCTTCAGGTCGCGCTCGACGATCTCCGCCAGCCACTTAGCCGGCATGACCCGCGTCGCACTGACCTCGAACCAATGACTGTTGAGCAGCAGCGAGAGCCACTTAGTCACCTCAGCCCAAGTGACCGAGCGTAGCTGGGCTTCTGAGTTAGCCGACACGATGATAGTCGAGCCGATGCGTGTCGATAGCATCCACAGGATGAGCCAACTGACCAGAGCCGACTTACCGATGCCGCGCCCCGAGGCGGTGGCCATGCGCAGCACGTCGTACCCAGTCGCGCTCTTGTTCTTAGCGATGTGAGCGGCCACCTTGCGCAACACGTCGCGCTGCCACTTGCGCGGCCCGCTGAAGTTCTCAAGCGGCGTGCCTTTCTGCCCCCACGGGAACGCAAACAGCACGAACGCCTCGGGGTCGTCCTTGACGCTCGGCGACCACAGCCGAGTCATCAGTAGCTGCTCGTCCTCGGCGCTATATATCGGAAGTTGCATATTCTGCCGTTAGGGCTTGGGTGGCGTGCGTGGTGGGCGTGGTAGACGCGCGGGTCAATGCAGCCGGTTCATCCTGCAATACTCGGCCTTCAATGACGCGAGATTCTGCCTCTTGCAACGCCGCAATGACGCTGATCTGCTGCTTGATATCAACCTGCACCTGTTGCTTCGCCACCCAGCCATGCACATGCTGAAGGAGCGAGAGCGCCGCTTTGCTATCGCCATTTCGCGCCGCTTCGCGCAACTGCCCCGCAGCCTCAGCTTCAGCGTCGGCACGCCCTTTAGCCTCCGCCATCTCGGCGAGCTGGTCCATCTGACGTAGCCGGCGGTACTCCGTCGGCAACAGCCCTGCCGCCAAGGCAAGGTTATCACCTTTCAGCCCGAGTGCCGCCGCGTCATAAATGGCCTGTAGCCGCGCCTCAGTGGCGTTCAACTGCCGGGGTGCGTGCGGAAGCGATTTGAACATGTTGCAACACTACCGTGCGTGTAAGCAAAAGACAAGCGATGTGCAGGACTGACTGCGTGCGGTTAAAAAATAAAAAATTTGTGCAACCCCTCTATAACAGGTACAGCCACCGCGCGGGCCGGGCCACCCCACAGTTGCAAATGATTCTCGTTCGCATTCAGCCTGGGCGCGGTGGGCAGCGTGGGCAATGTGGGCAACGGCTACGCGCCCCCCGACTGTTAGCACCGTGCGGCTAGCCGATCGCGTGCGAACACATCGACTTGTGGGCAATGTGGGTCATTTGGTTTTGGATGACCCACATTGCCCACAAATCGAAGGCATGGGCGATTTGTGGGTCATGTGGGCAATGTGGTCACGAAAATTAAATCGCAGCGGCTCCAACGGAATGCGCGCCAGCCGCTACGGGCTGTATGTTTATACAGTAGTATCTTTTTCTTAGCTTAAAGATAAAGAGATGACCCACAATGCCCACAATCCCATTCGCGCCCTATGTTTATAGGCACTTGCGCGTGGGCAATTCGTCCGCAAAACATGACCCACACCATTACCCACATTGCCCACACACGCCATTGTAAAAAAATGCTTGACAGCCTACGCGCGCGCGTCTACTCTGCACCCATCGACAACGCAACTGAGGTACACGCCATGTTCGACCATGCAGATTTTGAAACTAACCCGAAGAAGTACGAACTGTTCCGCACCGCCCGCGTCAAGTCGCATGTGTTTACCGAAAACGGTGAAGACGACTTGGCCGCCGGCCAATTTGTCGCCATTCGCCATATTAAAAATGCTTACAACGGAATGCGTTGCCGTACTGAACCCGTCTATAGCCTCACCACGGGCGGCAAGGTGTGGGGCGTTATGTTCGCCAACAATCTCTCTGACTTTACGCTCTGAGGTACACCCCATGAAATTCTCCAACCTTTTGTTCTGCTGCTCCGCGATCCTCACGTTCGGCGCCTACATGGGAGCCGCCACACTTGGCCTCGCCCTGTTTGCGCAGGCGAGCGCAATAATCTGTCTTGCATTGAACGACTAACCTGCTGTAACCTAATCTCGTACAATCCAACACACTAAAGGACAATCCACCATGTACACACTCACCGTTTCTCTTGCCACCCTGCGCGCCGCTCGTACCCACGCCGCCGAAAATGACGTGCGCGCGTACTTGAATGGCATCTATCTGGATACCGCCGCCGGTAAGGTTGTCGCCACCGATGGGCATCGCCTGTTCGCCGCCAACGCGCGCGGCGTCAAGTCTGTATACCCTGCAGTCATCATCCCGAACGAGACTATTGACGCCGCGTTGAAGCAATTTACCGGCGAATACGCGCGCGGCAAGTCGCTGGGCACTATTGACGTTACTGTTACGATTGACGAAACGGCCGTAGCTATTGGCACGCCGACGGGTTCCGTTACCGGCCGCACATTGGACGGCCGTTTCCCTGAGTGGCGCCGCGTCGTCCCTAAAGCTGATGACGTAGGCGAGCATGTGCCGGCCGTACTCAACACTCAGTATCTCGCCGACGCGTGCGAGGCGCTCTCCATCGCGCGGAACGTGCCGAAAAAGAAAGCCGGACAACACGGCATCCGTATCCACATGCGCGGCGAGTTCCCGACTGTAGTGACGGACAACACCATCGGCGTGCTCGCACTCGTTATGCCCATGCGTAACGACTTGACGGCCGACGTTGCGCGCATGGCGTGCCGCATGGCACACGATGACGCGTTGCCGTACAGCGCGGACACGGCCGCCGCCGTCGCCGAAGAAGCCGCCTAATCATCCGATCCTAAGGGCGGCGCCCACGGCCGCCCGCTCTTAACTAACCTAAAGGACACTACACCATGACGACCGACACCAAGTACAACGGCTGGACTAATTACGCCACATGGCGCGTTGCGCTAGAGATATTCGACTGTTTGGATGTCCGCGACTTGTACCCAACCGAGGTCGCCGACGACGACGCCTACGGCCTCGGCCAACTGTTGGAAGAATACGCCGATAGCGTGGTCACGCAGGACGGCTCGTTAGAAGGCCTCGCCGTGGACTACGCGCGCGCCTTCCTGAAGGATGTCAACTGGCACGAGATCGCCGAGCATATGCTCGACGATATTAAGGCGGAGGGTGAGTGACATGGCTCACAAGAAGTACGCTCGCACCTGTTCGGAGTGCGGCAAGGGCATGAACGAGGGCTATTGCATCGACAGCGGCTGTGAGTATTACTGCTCCGATGCTTGCTTGCATAAGCACTTCACCCCCGAGGAATGGGAATCCATGTACGCCGACGGCGACGGCGACTCGTACTACACAGAGTGGGACGCTGACGACGACGACGACGACGACGACGACGCGATAGATACCTATCACGCGTGGGACTGCGCGGGAGATGCCGCATGATTACTTGGCTATATTGGCTAACGGGTAGCCGGTGGCGGCATGCCATCGCGCGCCAGGACTGGCGCCGCGTCCCGCCGCCTAACTGGGCATGCAGCCGCCGGCGAACTGGCGGCGACTACTGGTGAAGGGGGACAGTATGCGGACACGTGACACCATCAACCCCGACCATTACAAGGTCGGGGGGATCGAAGCTATCGACTACATGAGGGCTAAGAGTACGCCGGAGGAATTCCAGGGCTATCTGCGGCTATCAGCCCTTAAGTACCTATCCCGTGCAGGGCACAAGGGCGACGCCCATGAGGACTACGCCAAGGCGCTCTGGTTCGTTACACGGCTAGTTGAGGAGGGCGAGCGTGAGTAACCTACACAACGCCGCCGAGCGCGCGCTAGAGGCGCTGGATAACCTGATACTGGCGTGCGAGCCGCCGGCCGACCCTAGCGCACTAGAGCCGGCAGTCGCGGCGGCTATCCAGGCCGCATCCGCACTAGCCGCCGCTATCTGTACCAGTCACACTGAGAGGGAGACAGTATGACCGAGCACTACGAGCCCGACCCGTTGGACGCTGAATGGGACAGCCGGGTACACACCACGACGGAGTACCGCGCCGAGATCCGGCAACTACGTGAGCGGTGTTGGCGGTACGCAAAGGAACTGGAAGAACTGCGCGAGAGAGTCAAGCGACTGGAGGAGCGAGTATGAGCAAGATTAACGACGGTGGCCCGGCGTTTCCGCGCCCGGCAAGCCAATTCAAGTTGAACCAATCGACGCATCAGGCTTTTCCCTACAACGGCATGACCCTGCGCGACTGGTTCGCGGGGCAGGCGTTGGCGGGGTTCATTGACTTTGGGACGAAGTCAGACGATGAGTATTTTGAACTCGGCGCACGGGCTGCATACCTTATGGCCGACGCCATGCTTAAGGCGCGGGAGGTGAAGCCGTGACACGCGAGGACATTATCCGATGGGCGCGGGAGGCCGAGGACTACGCCGACACCATCTACGAAAAAGGCGAATATCCCCCCGGATGGTTGGAAGTTCGTGACCAACGCTTCGCCGCCCTTGTCGCAGAGGCCGAGCGGGAGGCAATTTGCCCAATCGTCTACGGGCTGTGCGTGTCGGACAACAACGCGCAGGAAATCGTCAACGCAATCCGGGCAAGGGGGACGAAGTGACCCATGCCAAAGCTGACGACCGCTGACTGGTGGACGCGGCGCATCTGCCGATGGATTGACGTAGCGCGCAGGGAGGCGCGCAAGGGGCTTGGACGGCGCTATAAGCCGCCCAGTGACCGCCAATTCGTCGCCATTCGATACAATCAACTACAGGCCAAACAGCGTGATCTACTTACTCTTGACCATCGCCGCCGCAGTCCTCGTTGAGTGGCTATTTCCCGACGATAGATAGCGCCGGAGCTTTATCTTCGGCCATGTGCCGCAATTCCGACTTGGTAAGGTTGGCGAATTGCGGGTGGCAGAAAACGTGCTTGCGCGTCGGCCACTCGCGGGAGTGCAACCGACCGCAGTCCACCCACCCCGCCTCGCGAAGCGCGTGCATGAGCGCCGGGGATACGACCTTGACGCCTGTAGGCGCCAGACCTTGCAGACGATCACAGAGGGCGAAGAAGGGCGAGCCGATGACGCCACGGGCAAAGTCGCCCTGACGCTGCCGAATCATCTCGACCAAGAACGACTCGGCCGTAGACATGGCCGATTCAATCATAATCAACTTGGCCTCGGTCATGGGCGGCGCGGCGCCAGGGTTGAACGCCGACACGTCGCGGGCGTCGAGCCACGCAGCCACGGCCTCAAACCCGCCGGACTTATACCATGCCCAGATACGGGCGGCGTCGGCCTCGGGCAGACGCTCGGCCTCCGACCAGACAACGAACCACCGCCGGTCATCGGAGGGCAAACTGATGGCGGCGCGCTCGTTAGAGAAGGACAGTACGAACACGCGGTTAAGGGCATCATACGGGTGCAAGCCCTTGCGGTTCACGCTCAGAAGTTCAGGCGGCGCGGCGATGACAGGCTTCAGGCTGTTTTCAAGCGCCCGCCGGTCTTTAGCCTCGGCCTGCCGCAGCTCGTTGATGACGATGACCTCGGACTCTAGGGCATAGCCCCACTGCGAGTTAAGTTCCTCGTTCTTGACGATTGCCACGTTGACGTGGGTATGGCCGCCGATAGACCACAGGAACGGCGCCCAGAGCGTGTCCTTACCGCTGCCAGGGCGACCGGCGTGCAGGACGGCATGGTTGATTTTCTGGTTGGCGTGCTGGCGCTTGTAGGCCATGACGTTGAAGACGTGCTCGCGCTCAACCGGGTCGGGGATCATGCGCTCGGCGTGCTCTAACCACACGGCCACGTCGCCGTCGCTAGCCGCCGGTCGCGCGTCGCGCCAACGGTTGCCGTAGACCAGGCCGTTGCGCGAGACAAGGATAGACTCGCCGGCGGCGAACGTGACGCCGACGAGCGAGTGAGCGCCCATGGCCTGCCGGTTCTCATCGAAGCAGACAGAGGCTTCGATGTTGCGGTTGGAGCGGATGCTGCGGCAGGGGATGTGGCGGAACAGGGCGTTGAACGTCTGCCGGCTGATTTCGCGGCGATCCACCATGTCAAAGTAGCTGTCATCATCTTGGATATAAGCAAAACGCTCATACCATTGCGCCCGTTCGATGCGCCCCAGTTCGCGGCGCTCGACCTCCTCAATGACCTTGGCGGCCTCGTCGGGGAACTCCTCGGTGGGGGTGATTCTGGCCAAAGCGGACTCCATCTTTTTTGCGAGCAGGTCATCCCGCAGGCCGTAGCCCGTCTTGGGGCCGCCTTCGGCTTCAACCCACCGCAGGAACGCCTCGCTGTTCCAGTCGCCACAATGGCCGTGGAAGCAGGTGTAGCTACGCGTAAGGGGATTGTAGCGCCCGCCGGGGTCGCCCGTCGTGTGCTCGGCGTGGTTAGGGCAGACAACGCCGTACCAGCCCTCGCCGTTGGCCTTATCGAGCAGTAGCCCGCGCTCGCGGACCCACTCTAGCACCGTGTCGAGGCCATCGTCCTCAAGGTATACGCCGCGTATATACGCCGTGTCTACAGCGCCGGGGGTGACGTTAAACGCTTGACAAATCTGCGCAAGCGTGTACTCGCGCTCGGGGTAAAACTCGGCTAGGATGGCGGCAAAGTTGTTGCGGCCTTCCTTGAGGTTAACACTACCCTCAATGCGGAAGTTACGTACGGGGTTGATTGCACCGGGGTCGGTATAACCCGCATCGGCGATGGCCTTGATGGCGGCCGAGAACTCGCCCTTGGTCGGCTGATCGTCTAGGCCGAACGTGTAGCCCCACTGGTAGTTGCCGGGGCTCGTCTCTAGCTTCCACGTCGGTTCCAGCGGCGGTACCTTGGACTTGGTGCCGATGTCATCCAGCACCATGAACGCCACGCGCTCGCAGTTGGCCGCAGAGGCCGAGAGGCCATCCGCCATGCGGTCAACGATGAAGCAGCCCGTGTTGGCGTACCACGCCCCATCAGGCCGGCGTTGGTAAGTGTCGAACAGGGCGGGCGGCCAGGTGTATTTCGGCGTCCCGTCGTTATGCGTCAGATGCTCGCCCTTTCGGACGATTGGCTTCTGACGGACGAACAAAATGGTTTCCCCTTCGGGGGCGATATTGTTAATATAGTCGGCGAATCTCATCGTAGACATCTCCAGTCTTCGTTAGCCCGGCCTAACCCACCGGGCTTTTTTTAGCCCTTACCGTACCGCGCCATGACCTTGACTTCGGCCTTGAGCGGAAACCCCGCAGCCCAGTCAGGCGCCGTACACATAACCGTATTCAACACCTCGGCGACCGCCTCGGCGGCTTCGTCGGCGCACTCAATGACGATTTCGTCATGGATGTGCAGCACCGTACGCAGCCCCTGACGGTCGAGCTCACGCAGGCTATGCCTTAGCAGATCGTTGGCGGTCGCCTGTGTGATGTTCTCGCAAGCCAAACCCTTCCACAGCCGCGCGCGCGGCCATTCGGTCGCATCCTGCGCAGGCTTCCAGGCGGCTTTGAGGTAACTCACCCCGTCCGACTCCAGACGGGCGAACGGATAACATAGCACGCGGCCTGACGGCAGGGCATACCAAAGATGCTGCCCGTCGTACATGTACGCCACGCGGCCCGCTCGTATTTCATGGTTGACATTTCGCATGGCGCGGGTGTAGGCGTCCTCCAGCTTCTGCCAGTAACGCACCGCCCAAGGGTTCGCCCGGCGCCATCGGTCGACGATACGCTGCGCCTCGGCCTCGGGCATACTCAGGCCGTAGGCTCGGCCCATGGCGCTGAACGCTCCGACGCCACCCGCGAAGCCAAGCGAGAGGATGGCGACCTTGCCGATCTGGCGCTGCTCGTCGTTGACCGCCTCCGGCGCCAGGCCATAGATGCCGCCGGCCTCGCGCTTGTAGATGTCGCCACCTTGGCGGAAGGCGTCCAACACGTCCTCGGCGAGTCGGTCGGCGGACAGCCACGCGGTCGCACGGGCCTCTATCGCTGCCCAATCGGCCACGACGAAAATGTTACCTCGGGCGGGGACAAGGGCTGGGCGCAACATTCCTTTAAGAACGTCTGTAACGCGGCGACCGAACTCGGGCACGATACTGTGACCGCGCACCAGGGCATGTCTAACCGCGTCGGGCTGTTTGACGCACTTACGCGTAAAGTTATGGACTTGCGCGCCGTAGCTTGAAGCACGCCCGGTGGCACTTCCACCAGCAAATATAAAGGCTCCACGGACACGAGCGTCCTCCACGTCGGCTAGCTGCTTCAGCCGGTTGAACTTGGCTACCGACGAGGCCCAAAGGTCATCGGCGCATTGGATTACATCCGCCACGTCGGGCGGCACCTCATCGGCGTTGTCCATGGCAAGCAGGTTGGCTCGCACGGTCTTGTCAATACTAAACTTCTTTTCGCCGTCCTTGTGGACGGTCATCAGGCGCTTGGCCTCGGGCCCGACGCGCTCCAGCACCCACTCGCGCATCTTAGGCGAGCGGACGGTCGTTATCGCGCCCTGCGTAACCTCGGCCACGATCCGCTCAATATCCTGCAGCTCGACCTCAGCGTAGCGCACGGCGGCCTCGCAGAGCGGCACGTCCACCATGACGCCGGCGTCGTTGATGCGCTCGTTGACGTGGTAATCGGCCAGCTCGGTGTCCGACAGGTCGCGCATGGCCTTGCTAATCTCGCGCATGGCGCGCACGTCCTGCTCGCAGTAGGCGACCATCTCGGCCATCAGCTCAGGGTCGGTGTTGAACGTCCCGTCAGCGCGGGGGATGGACAACTGCCGGATAAGCTGCGCGCCTCGGTAGTCCTTCTTCATCTTGGACGACAGGGCACGGCCGATGTCCTCAAGGCTACCAGGCAGGCAGTTGGCCCGCGCCTGAGCGGCCGTGCAGTAGAACTGCGACAAGGCGAACGGCATGTCAAGGACATACCAGAAGATAAGCCGCTCAAAGGCAGCGTTGTGCGCGCGTATCTGGCCCTTGAAGTTAGCCACGCGCTCGGGAAACGGGTGCTTCGGCAACCACGTCTCGACCTCGCCATCGTCGAAGGCGTAGGACATGCACAGCACCTCAGTGCTCGCGTCCAAGGCGTAGTTGTACGCACCCGCCGCCGGTAGGTCGCACCGGCTACGGGTTTCAAAGTCAAGCCAAAGTATTGCCATCGAAGAATCGGGGGCCGTTGCCGGCCCCCGCTCCATTACGCAACGCGACGCCGACGAGCCGCAGCAGCCGGCGGAGGCGTGTCATCGCCCTCCGGTGCCGAGGGAGCCTCGCCGTCCATGGACACCCACTCGACGATCTCAAAGACCGGCGTGTAGATGCGACCGTAGGACTTGTGCTGGTAGTGTTCCTTCTTCAGAACCACCACCGGCACGGGCTTGCTCTGGTCACGCTCGACCTGGGCTGCGATGGCCGCCGCCAAGGTCTGCACGGCACGCTTGCCGCCCACGGACGTAGTGCTGTAGCGAGCCTCAAGGCCCGCGTCCTCGCCCGTGATGCACTTCAAGCTCATGCCAACCTGAGTCTCCCACCCCTTCTTGCTCTGCGGGGGCGCGGGCTCAAGTTCCGGCAGCGGCTGCGACACCGACACCATCTTCTCGCCGAGCACCTCGCCGTCGCCCCACGCGATAAAGCCGTGGACGAACGAGAAGGGATTGACTGCCCACCGGCTGTTTTCCTCGGCCTCGGTTTGATCCGCGCCGAAGACCCAGTGGCCCGTCTTATCCATCTTGAGGATAGCCGACCCGACCGGGCCGACCTCCACTTCGATGTTACGCAGAGCCGTGGACAGGGAAGTGACAGCGGGCAGACCCGCCTTGCTGAACGCAGTGATATTCGACATTACTCTACTCCTTACACTATTTTAGAAAGGGCCGCAGTCAACTGCTGCCCGATTTGCAGCACGGCGGGCCGGGGATCGCTCTCCGGCGCCATCGTGTTGCCCGTCGAGACTGAGACAACGAGGTCATCCGGCAGGGGGAGCTTCAGCTTCTTAAGCTTCTTCTCCGCCTGAGCCGGGCTAACCACAGTCGTCTCAATCACGTCCTCTGAAGGCAGATGCGCAAGCAGCGCCTGCTTGGCGCGCTCGTCATCGCGCCACTGCCGCATGGCACGCTTGGCGACGAGCTTATAGCCCGGCACCGGATTACCTGACTCTAGCACCTGCATCGCAAGACCGCGCAAGTCGCTAATCCAATCTTCGAGCACTGCCGCACGCTCTAGCATCTGCCCAAGCTGCGCGGCGTCCAACTCCTTAATCTGCGTCTGCATGGCCCGATCGACGGCGCCCGTCATCAAAGGACAAATGGGCTTGGCTGCGCACCAACGGCAATGATCGCCAATCTTGAGCAGCGCGTCGGGCTTAGCCGACTGTTTAACGGCATAGGCCAACTCGCGCTCAAACTGGCGCACGCGGTCAAACGATGTAACCCATCGCTTTACCTGCGGGGGCTGGACAATGATGCACTCTATTTCGGTGACATCCTTGAACACCCACTCAAGCTCCGGCGTGCGCATCGCCGCAGCCGCATAAAACAGAAGCTGGAAGTTTTCTTCAACTTCGACGGCCACGCCATCACCGAATTTCCAATCCAATACGATAGCGCGATTGCCAATCCGACCGATAAGATCACAAGAACCAAACACACCCGGCAGAAAATCACCGAAGCTGACGGTTCGTTCGACTGCGAATTCAAGCTGTGCATCTGGGTCGATTTCATTGATTGCGTCCATGGCTGGGCGAACTTTCTCATCAACTAGGTCGCCGGTAAGTTTGACGCCGTTGTACTCCATGTCGAGCGTGTGGCGCAGCTCCTTATCGGAACCCAGAATCTCGGCCATGACGTTGTGCAGCAGCGTGCCTTCGTCGGCGTACTTGCTGCTCGGCTTCGGGGGGACTTGCTGGCACAGCGCGACGCTGCCAGGGCAATTAATCACGCGCTTGGCGGTGGACCCGCCGACTATGTTGCTATGACTCATCGAGGACTCTCCTTTAGTGTGTTTGCGTAAGCCTAAATCGGACGATTTGGCTTGTCAAGCCTTCTGTTACAAGATAGTGTGTGGGCATGAAAGAAAAAGACATCGAGCAACGGTTGGATTGGGCGGTGCAGCGCGCCGGGGGTCAGACCTGGAAGTTTGTCAGTCCTGCCAATCGCGGCGTATCGGATCGCATCGTCTGCTTGCCAAACGGCGACACTTGGTTCGTGGAGCTGAAGCGCCCCGGCGGTAGGCGCACGGCGTTGCAGGAACGGTTTGCGAAACAGATGGTGGGGCTGCGGCAGAAGTACGCCCTGCTGTCAAACGCGGAGGAAGTCGATGCTTGGGTTACGTCCATATCAGGCTGACGCCGCCGACTTCCTCTACGCCAACGACCGCGCGATGGTGCTGGCGCCCGTAGGCGCCGGCAAGACGGCGCTTACTCTTACGGCCATGCGCGATGCGCTGCGCGATGGCGTGGTCAAGCGCTGGCTGGTCGTGGCGCCCCTGCGGGTGGCGCAGCACGTGTGGCCGGTTGAGGCACCTATATGGACGCCCGATCTCACCCTATCGGTTGCCGTAGGCTCGCCCGCGTGGCGGACAAAAGCGTTGCAATCGGATGCCCGTGTGGTGGTCATCAACTACGACAACTTGCAATGGCTGGCTAAGCAGAAGATGGACTTTGACGGCGTGGTGTTTGACGAGCTGACGCGCCTCAAGAACCCGTCGGGGGTTCGCTTTAAAGCCATTCTGAAGGCATTAGAGCCGATTAAACTTCGGTGGGGGCTGACGGGCAGCTTCACGTCAAACGGCCTAGAGGACGTGTTTGGGCAATGCAAAATCATCGACCAAAGCCTACTTGGACGCAGCAAGGGCGCCTTTCTGCAACAGTATTTTATCTGCATCAACCGAGAGTATGGCGAGTGGACGCCCGCTACCGGCGCGTTGCCGCAGGTGATGGCGCGGATCAAGCCCGCGACCTATGTGCTAGAGCCTGGCGAGTACAAAGACAAACTGCCGCCGTTGCACACCGTAACGTTACGTTGCGAGCTACTTGACCGCGAGCCTTACGAGAAGATGAAACGGGACTTTATGGTGGAGTTTCCTGACGCGCAGGCGATTGCAGCGAACGCTGCCGCCGTCACGGCCAAGCTACAGCAGATGTCTTCGGGGTTTGTCTACGACACGACCCGCACGGCGTCGGACCGCCCCGGCAAGTTTGACGTAACGCAGAAAACGGTGTGGTTTTCAGACCACAAGTTAGAGTTGCTAGAAGACTTGCTCGACGAAAACCAACACGCCAATACGATAATTGTTTACAATTACCAAGCCGAGCTGGAAGTGCTCAAGCGTTGGTACCCGCAAGCGCGGACGATTGACGAGCCGGGCGTGATTGACGCCTGGAACCGGGGCGAGGTTGAGCTGCTATTGATCCACCCAAAGTCGGCGGGTCACGGGCTTAACTTGCAGCACGGCGGCTGTCGGATGGTGTTTGTCTCGCTGCCCTGGTCGCTTGAGGAATACGAGCAGACGATTGGGCGGCTGCACCGTAGCGGCCAGCGGCACGATGTGTGGGTCTATGTCCTGCAAACGGGCAAGACGATTGACGAGAAGATTTGGGCGGCGTTGCATGACAAGCGCGCCATGTCGGACGTAGCAATGTGGGAGCTAAAATGAACTGGCGCGAATTAAACGCACAATTGAACCAAATGACCGAAACTGAGGTCAAAGCCCTCCTCGACGTGGAGCTGGTTGACCGCCAGCGCGTCACGTTTGTCGAGCGGCTGCACCAACGGTATTGCGCCCTGCGCGCGACGCGAGAGCGAGCCGAGATGATGGCGCTACTAGCCCCGCCCGCGCAGGTAGCGTAAGTATTCCGCGCCCTCCTCGGGCGCCCACCAGACCTTTACCATGTCGGGATGGTCTGGCGACAGGCTCGGGTTAATCGTTACGAGCGCACAGGGGCTGAAGGCGTTATCGCGGAAGCCCCGTTCCTTGGCGTAGCGATCGTAAACCTTGTAGCTGGCGACCTTCATTGTGTGCATGGCGATGCCCGTAATCGGGTCTTTAAGCACCGAATAAGCCGATTCGTGCTTGTGCCCGGCGACGTAGATGTGGTCGCGGGTGCCCATGATGGCGGCCTTCATCGGCCCGTGCGCTGGGTTCCAGATTGACGAGCCGGTGTGGTCATGCCGGCTGTTGACGCGTACCTCGGCCCCGTTCGGGAAGCGTAGCGCGATGCGCGCCTCGCTTGACTTGTAAAGCGCGTCCTGCTGTTTAGCAATCCAACGCATCGGATCGCCCGCGCCTGACCACAAGTCGTGGTTGCCGCCAAGTATCCAGAGCCAGTTGCATCGGCCTACGAACCACTCGGCAAGACGCCAAGCCTGCGCCGCTGACGTACCCTGCTCGCCGTAAAGCTTGGCCAAGCGGCCTACCCAGTTGTTCGTGGTGTCGCCTACGTTGACGGCAAACAACCCGTCGGTATCGGAGACAAGTTGCGTGTGCCGCTCTAGCGCGTCGATGTCAGTGCCGTCGTCATCAACGTGCGGGTCGCCAAAGAACAGGATGCCTATGGCGCCAGGTATCTTGATTCGTACGGGGATGAGCTTACTGGCTTCTTCGTGGTCACGCTTATGCGCAAACTGGCGCTTGCGGTGTTCAATAAGCTGCTCAATCGGCACGTCGTCCATCGGCAGCGGGGTAAACTCAAAGTCTTTCTCAGGCAGCGTAGCCTTGTTGTACGTTGAGTCGGGAACCTCAAACCCCTTGGCTTTAAGCCCGTCGATTCGGGCCATGATGGACCGGGTGTGGACATTCAACAACCGCGCCGCTTCGGCTCTAACTCCGTTAGCTTCGTGCAGTGCTTTCATTAGCTGATCGTCGGATACTTTACGAGCCATCGTTTATTCCATCGTAGTAAGCATTTGTTGCAGTAGATGCCCAAGGCGATCTACCAGTTGCTCTTGGCGAGACAAGTCATCGTGCCCCGCAACATCAAGCAACGCATGGACGGCTTCGTGAGCCCAAACCTGCTGGCGATTCGTGCCTTTACAAGAACTTAGAATATGAATCTCATATTTGTCAGGAAGCCACATTCCAACACAATTTTTGCCGTGCCGCCACTTTGAGGGCAAAATAACTTTTACTTTGATTATGTGACCGGCAAGTTGGAATTGCCGGGGGATACCGTCGCTACGTGTTACGGCGTTGGCTGCGCCCACTGTTGCAACGCACGCAGCTTTGCGTTTTGCGCGTCGCATTGGGCGGCTAGCTCGCGGAGGTCGGGGCCGATGTCTGGCCCTTGTTCAAAATTTGCTCCAGCCGATCCTGCACCGCTCCCGGCGGTGGGGGCGGCTCCATCAGCTCCTTCGGGGGCGCTACGGGCTGGCACGGCGGCGGGCTGGCGGCACAACCGG